TCAGGTGCAACACACCCAGTATTAGCAGAAGCTGTTACACAGTTTCAAGCATTAGCGTACAAAGAATTATTACCATCACAAGGACCAGTTAGAACACAAATCATTGGTGCACCAACTCCAGACAAAGAAGCACAAGCACTACGTGTAAAAGAATTTATGAATTACCAAATAATGTCAGAGATGAAAGAGTATGAACCAGAGTTTGATCAGATGTTATTTTATTTACCATTAACAGGTTCAACATTTAAAAAAATTTATTACGACGAGATTATGCAGAGAACAGTTTCTAAATTTGTTTCTGCAGATGATTTAATTGTTCCGTATTCAGCTACCTCATTAGATGATGCGGAAACAATTATTCATGTTGTTAAAATGTCAGAAAACGAATTAAGAAAGCAACAGGTCGCCGGATTCTACAGAGACATTGAGTTGTCACCAGGACAAAGCGAAGAGACAGAGTCACAGAAAAAAGAACGAGAGCTAGATGGCATGAGCAAAAGTAGAGACCAGCAAATGTTTACATTGTTGGAGTGTCATGTAAATTTAGACATAGAGGGTTTTGAAGATACTGATAGCGCTGGTCAAGCGACAGGTATCAAGTTGCCTTACATAGTTACAATCGAAGAAGGATCTAATGAAGTATTATCTATTAGAAGAAACTACGAAGTAAACGATGCAACTAGAAGTAAGATACAATATTTTGTTCATTTTAAATTTTTACCAGGTCTAGGCTTTTACGGTTTTGGTTTAATCCACATGATAGGTGGACTATCTAGATCTGCAACTGCAGCCCTTAGATCTTTGCTTGACGCTGGAACCTTTTCTAATCAGCCATCAGGATTTAAGATGCGTGGTATAAAATTAAGAGATGAAGCAGCTCCGATACAGCCAGGTGAGTTTAGAGATGTAGACGCACCAGGCGGTAATTTGAGAGATGCATTTATGCCTTTACCATTTAAAGAACCATCAGGTACATTGTTACAGTTGATGGGTATCGTGGTTCAGGCAGGACAAAGGTTTGCATCCATCGCTGATCTTACAAGTCGGTGAAGGCAATCAACAAGCGGCTGTTGGTACAACTGTTGCTATGTTGGAAAGAGGATCTAGAACAATGTCAGCCATCCACAAGAGGCTCTATGCCTCAATGAGAAGAGAGTTTAGTTTAATGGCTAGAGTCTTTAAACTTTACCTACCTCCAGTCTATCCCTATGACGTTGTTGGCGGTCAAAGACAAATCAAGCAATCTGATTTTGATGACCGTATTGACATACTGCCAGTTGCAGATCCCAATATCTTTAGCCAAACGCAAAGGATATCTTTAGCTCAAACTGAGATGCAGCTGGCAGCATCTAATCCTGCTATTCACAACCAGTATGAAGTTTACAGAAACATGTACGAGGCACTAGGTGTTAAAGACATAGATTTAATTTTAAAAAAACCACAACCACCAATGCCAAAAGATCCAGCGTTAGAGCACATNGATGCGTTAGCTGGTAAACCTTTTCAAGCATTTCCAGGTCAAGACCACCAAGCGCACATCACAGCGCATTTAAATTTTATGGAAACTAACATGGTGAAAAATTCACCAGTGATAGGTGCTGCAATACAAAAAAATATTCTAGAACACATTAGTTTAATGGCGCAAGAACAAATTGAAATAGAGTTTAAACAAGAATTACCACAACTTGCACAGATGCAACAGATGGCTATGCAAAACCCACAACTACAAATGCAGGTTAGAATGCTAACAGAAAAGATTGAAGCTAGAAAAGCGGTCCTAATATCAGAAATGATGAAAGATTTTGCTGAAGAAGAGAATAAAATTACGTCAAGATTTGATAATGACCCTATTGCTGCACTAAGATCTAGAGAAATAGACTTACAAGCAAGAGAAAATGAGAGAAAAGAGCGTGAAGGTAAGGAAAGATTAGACCTAGATCGTATGAAAGCGATGATGAATGACCAAAATCAAGATGAAAAACTAGATCAGAACGAAAAACTGTCTAAGTTAAGAGCTGATACGTCTATTCAAAAAACTATTTTAAGTAAAACTATACCATCAACGGATAAAATACCAAATCAAGTATCAATTGTTAGAGGAGAGGAGTAAAATTTATGGCATTTCCTATTTTAGGTGCACTAAAACTTGCAGTAAACGCTGGTTCGCACATTTATAAGAAGAAAAAAGAAACACAAATGATGATGGCTAACGCACAAGCCAAACATGCTGAGAAAATGGCAAACGGTGAGTTAGAATATTCTGGAAAATTACTAGAAGCTAGACAATCGGACTGGAAAGACGAATTTGTATTGGTCGTTTTAACGCTCCCGATACTAGTGATTGCTTGGGGAGTCTTCTCAGACGATCCGGGTGCGTCTGCAAAGATAAAAGAGTTCTTCGAACAATTTCAACAGCTGCCGTCGTGGTTCACAAATTTGTGGATTCTTGTCGTNGCGAGTATATATGGTATAAAGGGAACTCAAATTTTTAAAAACGGAGGAAAAAAATGAGAAAAGACTACGGTACAAGAAATAAAATGATGGGCGGTGGCATGATGAAAAAAAGAACTATGATGAAAGCTGGCTCAAACGGTAAACTTAAAATGGTAACAAAGAATGGTAAAAAAGTTCCTTTCTTTGCTGCTGATGGCAAAGGTTCAAAAGATCTTGGCAAAGCTAAAATGATGAAAGGTGGCAGAGTTAAGAAAATGGGCGGCGGCATGTCTAAATTAAATCCAGGCCTTAGAAAATTCATGATGGCTAAGAAAAAAGCTAAGTAATGGCCAGACCTGGTTTATACGCAAACATTCATGCAAAGAGAAAGCGTGGAGGCAAGATGCGTAAGAAAGGTGCGAAGGGCGCACCAACAGCAGCTAACTTTAAAAGGGCTGCACAAACAGCGAGGAAAACATAATGACTAAACTATGTCCTAGAGGTAAAGCCGCAGCGAAGCGAAAATTTAAGGTGTACCCTAGTGCCTATGCAAATGCGTACGCTTCTAAAATCTGTGCTGGTAAGATTAAAGATCCATCTGGCGTAAAAAGAAAAGATTTTAAAGGTCGTAAGCCAGCTGCTATGGGCGGTAGAATATACAGAGCTGGAGGCGGACTTACAGAAGCTACTGANAGACTAAGACGACAAGGTCTAGGTATGGGTGGTAGCGCTTGCATACAAATAAAAGGTTTTGGTAAAGCTAGAAGACCAAACAAGTAACATGGCAAAGAACGGTTTAAAAAAATGGTTTGCCCAAAAGTGGGTAGATATTGGTAGCAAAAAGAAAGATGGTTCTTTTGCTAAGTGTGGCCGTTCAAAACAAAAGGCTGATGCAAAACGTAAGTATCCAAAATGCGTGCCTCTTGCTAAAGCAAGACGTATGACAGAGGGGCAAAGAAGATCTGCTGTTTCAAGAAAGAGAGCAGTTGCACAAGGTGTTGGTGGTAAACCAACTAATGTAAAAACTTTTACTAAAAGAGCAAAAGCTGCAAAAGGTTATGCAGCTGGTTACATTGGTAAAAGCATTAAAGGTAATTACGGAGGAGTTGAGTTATCTAATCCATCATATGTTAAATATTATGGAAGAAAGTTCATGCCATGAGAAATGATTTTGCAGTAAGAGAAGATCTAGCAAAAGGAGGCATGCCTCCAAGAAATAAAAAAAATTTTAGACCAACTAAAAAAGGTGCTGGTATGACAGCGGCTGGGGTGAAAGCTTATAGAAGATTAAACCCTGGTTCTAAATTAAAAACAGCGGTCACTGGCAAAGTCAAACCAGGATCTAAAGCTGCTAAGAGACGTAAATCTTTCTGCGCAAGAAGCGCAGGTCAAATGAAAAAGTTTCCTAAAGCTGCGAGAGATCCTAACTCAAGATTAAGACAGGCTCGTAGAAGATGGAAATGTTAGTAGATTTTTTTAAAAAAATATTAGGACTAGACAAACTAGATTATAGAATTAGAAGACTAGAAAGAGCAAAATATTGGAAGGAGAAATATGAAAAAACAAAAAGCTAAAATAAAAAAAGTCATGAAGGCTTTGAAAAAAGCGTCTAAAGCACATGCAGGTCAAGCAAAGACTTTGAAAGGAGTTTTAAGTGGCAGATCCAAAAACGGGAACAGGTAAGAAACCTAAAGGCAGTGGTAGACGACTTTATACTGACGAAAACCCGCGTGACACTGTTAGGATTAAATTTGCAACGCCGACAGATGCGAGAAAGACGGTGGCGAAAGTTAAAAAAATATCTAAACCGTTTGCTAGAAAAATTCAAATTTTAACTGTTGGAGAGCAAAGAGCGAAGGTCATGGGTAAAAGAGAAGTAGCCTCTATATTTAAAAAAGGAAAAGAATCTATAAGAAAGGCTAGAGCGTGAGAAGAGCAATACTGGAAGCACTTCGTGCTAGATATGAAGCCGAGATTACAGAGGCTGATGCTACAGCAAACATATATTTAGAAAATAGTGTTGGTATAGGAGAACACCCTCAGCATATTGAGGAGGTAAACAAACAAATAGAAAAGATAGCTAATGCAAAAGAAAAACTTGATGTATTAGATGAGTTTGAACCAGAGAAAGGAACACAATTATAATGGAAGATGGATTAGTAATAGTCGCTAAACTACAAAAGTTAATGAGAGACAACTTACAAAAGATAGGAGATATTTTGATTAGTGGCGGGGTTGACAACATGGAGAAATATAAGTATCTACTAGGACAAGCTAATACATATCAAATTATGTTACAGGAAATCTCTAACCTGCTAGACAATAAGGAGCAAAAAAATGAAAAAGGAACAGTCATCGATCTCAACAGAGGTCCCAAAACTTAAACCAGCACTATTAGATAAGATAGAGGCTGAAAAAGAACCAGAAGTAGATTTATCAAAAAAAGAAAATTCTAAATTACCAGAACCGACTGGATGGAGAGTTTTAGTTTTACCTTTTAAAATGAAAGATAAAACTAAAGGTGGACTTTATCTTGGTCAAGAAACTTTAGAGAGACAGCAAGTTGCATCACAATGTGGACTAGTTTTAAAAATGGGTTCACAATGTTACGACAAAGAAAGATATCCTGAAGGCCCTTGGTGTAAAAAAGGCGACTGGGTTATTTACGCAAGATATGCTGGATCTAGAATGCAAATCGATGGTGGGGAAGTTAGATTGCTAAATGATGATGAAATTTTAGCAACCATCGAAAACCCTGAAGATATATTTCATCAATACTAAACATAGAAGGAGAAACTATGCCAGAAGCAGAAGAAAAAAAACTAGAACCCATGGTTGACATAGATACCTCTGGACCAGAGGTAGAAGTCAATGTTGAGGAAAATAAAAAAGAAGAACCAAAAGTAGAAGAACCAAAAGAAGAAATAAAAGTTGAAGAAGTAAAAGAAGAACCAAAAGTAGAAGAGCCAAAAGAAGAAAAGAAAAAAGAACTAGAAGATTATAGTGAAGGTGTTCAAAAAAGAATTGCAAAGCTAACTAAAAAATGGCGTGAAGCAGAACGACAAAAAGAAGCTGCCATAGAGTATGCTAAAGGAGTTCAAAAAGAACAAGAAAGTTTAAAAACTAAATTATCTACAATAGAGCCTAACTACATGACTGCCATGGAGGGCAGAGTTGTTTCTGGATTACAAGCTGCACAATCGCAACTAGTTAAAGCTAGAGAGGCAGGTGATGTAGCTGCTGAAGTAGAGGCACAAAAAATGATAGCTAGATTAGGTGTAGAAGAGGCTAGAGTTGCTAATCTAAAAAAACAAGCTGCAGCTAAACCTGCAGAAACTCAGACTCAAACATTAGATCAAGCAATGGCACCTAAACAACCAACACCTGATCCAAAAGCTGAAGCATGGGCAGAAAAAAACCCTTGGTTTGGAACAGACAGTGCCATGACATACACTGTATTTGATTTACATAAAAAATTAACTGAGGAAGAGGGCTTTGATGCTCAATCAGATGAGTATTATACTGAAATAGATAAGCGTATGAGGCTTGACTTTCCACATAAATTTAGTACAAATGAAGATACGGTAACGACTAAACCGACACAAACAGTAGCTTCAGCAAAGCGAAGTGTAAACAATAAGTCGCAGAAAACGGTGAGACTCACGCCATCTCAAGTAACAAT